AGTATGCTCAATACACATGAACAAATTTGATGCAATTTTTAAGGACCTTGAAGCAATCAACAATGAGTCCATTGTTGAAATATATTTGCCTGCATCTGCAAGTACTAAAAAATTTAAACCCATTAGCGTACTTCAGCAAAAACAAATTATTAGCAACATGGGAGGCAACCCTCTTGACAATATACGCATCATCAACATTCTCAATGATATTATTAGCAACAATTGCTGTGATGAAGACAAAAGCAGCATTACAACATTTGATAGGGAATTTGTATTGCTAAACCTTAAAATTGATGAAGAAATGCACAAGCAAATTGAAGATATAAATGCATTTGCAACATCAATTGATGCAAATAAAACTTGTTCCAAAGAAGCATCATTTAATAATGCAATTGTTGTACAGATGCATGTGCCTAGCTTGATGCGCGATTCAGCTTTCAACAGCTGGTTCATTGATAACAATAAAAATTTACAGCACAGTGCTTCAGAGCTTGCATCCAATTACTTTATTTTAGAAATTATTAAGCATATAAAAAGCATTGCAATCAAAAATGAAATTGTTGAGTTTAATGATGTTGCTGATGCTGCATCTTATGTAAAGATAGCAGAGCACTTGCCTGCTTATGTAAACAATGCTGTGGCAAAGTTTATTACTGATGTCAAAGAAATCGTTGAACAAGCATTTGCGGATAAAAAGCTCAGTACGCAGACACCACTATTCTAACAATTTTTAAGCCATAAATACCTGTGTGGATCAAGTATTTTTGGACAATTTTTTAAAGCAGTTGGATGGAGTCACGCAAGAACTCCGTAATATTTCCAGCGCCATGGGCTTAAATGCTAAGCCTGATAATGCATCGAGTAGCATTATATCAAGTGCTGATCAGCGTAAAAATGAAAATAATTCTAAATCGCAAGGCGATTTAATATCTCTTGATAAAAAAAGCGTTGAAGAGCTTGTAAAGAAATTTCAAGATGTTTTCAAAGGTGATAAAGAAAAAGACAGCAAAGAGCAAAAAGATGCAAGTACAAAAATGCTTGATAAGCTAGAAATTTTAACAAAATCTACTGAAGAAAGTACAAAAACTCAAAGGCAACAAGCTGATCAAAAAGATATTGAAAAACTTACACAACGCGATGAAGTTAAAAAAGTATTTATAGCAGGCATTGATGCAACTACCGCAAAGAGTTTAATTGGTAACTTTGAATTGCCGGGCAAAGATTCAAAAGAATCTGGTAGCCTGCTGAGCAGTTTATTGCCTTTGCTTGCACCGCTTTTGGGTGGATTGGGGTTAACAGGAGTGGGAAGCTTCTTAGCATTTGGTGGCGATGTTGGCTCAGGTGCGGCACAAATAGGTCAATTAGCTATTAAACTTGGTGGAAAAATGCTCTCAAAAACTCTAGGAGGTCTTAAAAAAATAATAGGAAAAGTTTTTAACTCTGGATTTGATGCTCTCAAATCCATGAAAGATTCTGTCTTTAAATTATCTGATGAAATGCTAAATGCATTGCCTGCGTCTTTAAAAACAGGATTTGTAAAAATAAAGGATAAAATTTATAAGACACTTTCTAATGTCTTTGACGTAGGCAATGAAATAATTGGCAAAATTCCCGGAGCAAATACTATAAAAAAATTTTTACTAAGCCTTGGCGGTGTTTTTGGCGATATTCTTAAACACGGTCTAAAATTGTTTAAGTTTATTCCTGGCCTTGGTGATGTAATTAACATTTATTCTGCTTATGAAAAGTTTATGGGTGGTGATACCGCTGGTGCTTTGGTGGAGTTAGCCGGTGCAATACCTGGCATTGGTATTCTTGCTGATTTTTATAACATCTATAGAGACTTTACATATACAGAAAAAGAAAAAGCAGCACAAAATGAAAGTATTGCTAACTTTTTTGGTGATTTAGGCAACAAGTTTTCATCAGTTTGGAATAACATTAAAAAACTGCCATTTTTTAGAGGTGTAAGTAACATCATTGATGGTGTAAAGCTTGTTATGGGTGGCAGCTTCCTAGATGGATTAAAGCTCATTGGCAGGGGTGTATTTGAAATGTCACCTGTAGGAGTTATTTTTAATGCGGCTGCATCTGTTTATGAATGGGCAAGCTCCTTAATAAACTCAGGAGAGCGAGAATCAGCAGCACCTATCCCCGCTGAAACATTTGAGGTTGAAAAATTTGATTTGGTAGGCATCATAAAAAATGCTCTTGCTGCTAAAATCAAAGCAATGACATCTTTTGTTAAAAAGCTTGTATCCAAGCCAGTAGAATGGGCCAAATCTCTATGGAGTTCTGTTGAGAGTTATTTTTCAACATCCGAAGAAACTGCAGCTGAAAAATCTGCTGATGCTGAAAAAGCACCTAATTTAAAAGCAGACAATAAAACTAATATGGTTGCAGCTGCTGCACAGTTGAGCAATGAAGCTGTCAAGGGATTATTTGATGATTTAAAAAAGACGCAATCAGACAAAGCAGATGCGCAAATCAAGGCCATTACAACAACAAATGAGATATTAATGAGAATTGAGCAAACAATCAATGCTTTTAATATAACAACACCAATGTTGCAGCAACAAGCAGGCAAAACAGTAGCACCACTCATAAGCTTGCAATCCACAATACCCAACATGATTGCTAATAAACTATCACAAGGCTAATTTGTGGTATAAATATATGCATGGCTCTATTTTCGCTAGAATCCAAGCCCATTCAACAAAAGGGATCTTCATCCTACAAGTATATTGCTGCTGTTAAAGCAAACAGCAGCGGCAATGCTGTGGCAACGTTTCGTGGCAAAAGTGTAGAAGCAAAGCCAATTACTGATTCAACCACAACCAACAGCACCATAATTAATGTGTGTGATAGTTTTGATTGGTCTACAACACCCTTTCAAAACAGCAATTTTAATAAAAAGCTCATACCACGTGGGGAGATAAAAGAATATAGAATGGCAGATGATTCTGTTATTCAGACCCTTTTGTATTATGCTGATTTAATTAGTAATGCAGGTGATGATGTTGTAAATTCTGCTATTGAAAGTGCCCAAAGCATTGCTCAAGCTGTAACAACTGCAGGTACGAGTCGTGCAGCAGCCACAATTTTTAGTCCAGGGACAAGTAATGCAGTTGGTCAAGCTGCTGGTCAACAAGCAGGTGGTGCTGTAAGTGACGTGGGTGCTGTTGCAAAAGAAGCACTGGCTGGTGCCAAGAATCTCCTTACTAAAGTTGGAGATGTTGCTGTTAAGGGAATATCACCCAAAACAAATACAAAAGCGCAAGATCTTAAAACAGATTGGATGGTGCCATACAATGGCCTATACTCAATTGAACCAACAGATTTTAGATATATACTTCCTTATTTGGATGCAAAGTTTTCTGATAATGATGCTAACTGGACAGATATTTCAATGAAAGCCTTTGGATTAGATGCCATCGGTACAGTAGCAGCAGCTGCTGATAATGTCTCAAATTTGCTTAAACTTGTAGCACCGGGTCAGTATGTGGAGCGCCCACTAATTTATGATCCAAATGCTGCTACCAAGCCAAGTGTAACTTTTAAATTTCCTTTGCTCAATACACAAACATTTGAAAGTGTGGTCAATAACTATCAATTTTTGTTATTACTCATCTATCAAAACATGCCATATCGTGTAAACAAGTCACTCATGGAGCTGCCTAAGCTTTATGAGGTACTTGTACCAGGCGTAGAATACATGCGTTACAGTTATGTTTCTAATCTCAACATCAACTTCATAGGCAATAGAAGACATGTAGATATGCCTATGCCAAGTGGCGCAGGTCTTGGACTACCACCAACCATCAAAGCCATTGTTCCTGATGCATATGATGTAACCATCACATTTCGTTCATTAACCATGAGATCCAGCAACATGATGCTGCAGATGTGGAAAAACTCTAACTTTACTATTTGATATGCAAGTACCCCAAACGCCCATCAATATAGATGAAATACCGCCTGTTGGTAGTGATTATTACGAAAACATTTTCAATGTGTATCAAACACAAGATGAAAGCAACTACTACTATTACAACATAGGCAGGAAAGTTACTATAGATATTAATGATGTCAATGAAGCATACATTGAATATTATTTCATTGATAGACCAATGCCTTTGACCACAATGAGCTACAAACTCTTTGGTACAATGCATTTGTGGTGGTTGATAGCAGCCATGAACCAATTGAATGCTGTTGAAATTCCGCCATCAAATACTGTAATAGCAGTACCCAAGCGCATATACTTGCAAAATATTTTAAATAGCTTAAAAAATAAATGAACATTGAAAAATTTGATACAAGACTTTTTTCATATTTTGTTGCTATAAGTGATAACAAAGGCAACAAAATGCCGCTCACTACTGGGGTCATAGAAAATCTTACTCTTACAGACAACATATTGTTTCCATTTTTTGTTGGTAGCATTACCATAAACAATGCAAAAAATATTTTGCAGGCGCAATATGGTAGCAACAAAAAAAATTCAATAGAGTTTGCTGGCAACAACTGTGATTTTGTCATGATTGACATTATGCCCAATGTTACTGGCAACCTTGAACAAGACTGTAAAGATGAAAAATTAAAAGAAATATTCAATTTGCGAGGCATTTGCACAATAAATGAGTTGCAGGATAGTGATGAGCCCACTGGCTCTACAAACACAATGAATTTTAGATCTGTTTACCACCAAATGGCTTTGCAGAGTTCTGATGCTATTTCTTCTGATCAATTGGTTGCTAAAAAGCAGAACATATCTCTAAAAAATCTCAACAACTCTGAACGATCAGCAAAAACAGGAGACTTACTCAAAGAACTCATTACTAAAATATATGATAAGCCAGAGGAAGAGATAATTGATGCGGAGAATTTTGATGTTGGTGCTAACAAAATTAAATGGCATAGCAAAGGCAATTCAAATGCATTTCAAAGTTTAATGTATTTGAGTGGGTTGCATCAGTCGGAGCAAAACAAAGATCCATGCTTGTTGTGGCAAGATAGATATACACAAAAATTTAAAAATATTCCTCTTAGCAAACTGTTTGAGTTGCAAAAAACAGAACCTGAAAAATATGTGCTTGAAACTTTTCAAATAGAAAGTGGTCAAGCTGGTGGAAACAATTCTAGCAACGTCAAGGGACAGGGCATGCAGACCATGAGCAACATTTTGGAATACAAGCTTACACCAATTAATGGTGATTTGTTTACACGCGTTATTTCCAATACCGTGTTCTACTCAACTGCTCCTGGTGATAGAAATATTTGCTTTGATTGCAAAACTGGTAGCATAAAAGAGGTGTATGAGCAGTTTACAAAGTTGTATGTTGATCCTTTTAATAATGGCAGTGATGAAGTTGCGCCTTCAATTGAATTAAAGGAGTTGGAAGATTTCAACAGACTCACACCAAAAATAATTTCAACTGAACTGCCTTTCAATTATAGTGCATATTATCGCAACAAAATGCTGTTTACACTGCTCACATGCAGTGGTGACAACATTGTTTTTAGAACCATTGGATCAACTCACAGACAAAGTGGATACTTTATTGACATTGGCACAACTGCAGACATTGCTGATACTGGTGTAGCAAATAATTTGTTGGGTAGATGGTTTGTTGTAAGTGTCAGTCATGTATTTGCAGGCAACAGCTACTACAATGTAATTGAAGCAGTAAAAACATACAAAAAGAAACAATCCTCAAAATGATTTTAGTAAAGACTATAGCACCTCAACTAGTTGATGCAACAGCAATACATTCAAGGGAATTTTTGCAAAAAAATACCCAGCTGTGCTCTTTTAGCTACAATTTGAGTGCAGAATATGCATTATCATTTGGATATAGAGACTTTGCACAGTCTGCTAATCCCATCAATGCATTGCGCAATCACATGCAAAACATTGTTTTGCTGGGACCACAGCTTGATGTGCAAACACTGCAAATGCATGTTGATAAAGTGTTGAGTTTGCCACCACAGATGGTGCAGCCATTGATTCGTGAAATTGATGATGCTTTTGTTGTTGCTAATCAACGCAGATCACCTTCTGATGACTTTCCAGGCAAGTTGGCCAATCTTTTGAATCAATGTGGTGGTCCATGCAATTATTTTAAGCCCATTGGAGATGTTATTGCACTGCTTGCTAATAGCATGCAACAAAACACCAACAATGTTGCACCTGCATGGGATGGTGAGTCAAGTTTATTGCACGCACCACTCAACATTGCTGGTGCTACATTTAATAAAATTTCAACTGCTGCCCAGCAATTGCTTGCAGGCATTGCAACAGCAACCAAGAGTGTGTTTGCACAAGCTACTCAACCACTATTTAGCGCAGCACGCAAAAGCACCGAAACAGACTTGCTTGCACAAAACAAAAGCATGAGCTTCACAGCACATGGCAGTTATTTTGCTACAGACCCCTTTCCATATTTTCAGACACAAAATAATGCAAGCAATTTGCTAGCAAGATCAAGATCATCTTTGAATGATTGTTTTAGACTTCATGAGTTCAAATACAGATACAATCCTTTGGACGCAAACATGAACTTGGCTGTTGCAACTAATCCAACAATCTACACTGCATCAGAAGGTGCAACTTATGCACTGGATGTTTTTGGAAAGCCAAAGATGCCCGTGAAAAAATCATCTAAAATGTCAATCAAGGAATATCTTGACTTTAAAGAAAGTAATTTTGATTGGGATGATAGCGAAAACTGGAATAACTACCCCAACACTGGCAATAGAGAAACAGAACCAACTGCTGCCAGCAACCAACAGCCGCCTGCAGCTGATGATGCAAAGGCTACTGTCACAGGTTCAAAGGTTACTGATTATGGTCAGTCAGATGATCCATATAAGGACAGCAACACAATGAAAGGTGTGGGTGCAGGTGGCATTGGTGAGGGCAAAGGACCCGCTGGTCTAAAGGGTGGCAATTACCTATTAAAGGACTATTCAATGGCTGCATCACCTGATGTTGAAGCACAAATGCGCGCCAGTGGGATTAAGCTTGGAGATTGGGTGAATGTACAAACTGCAGATGGCAGAACATTTGCCAAAAGATTTGATGATAGAACTGCAAGCAACTTAACAGGTCGCGTTGACTTTTACTCTCCCGTGGGTAGAGCACCTGGATTGGACAGCTCTGTCACAGTTATCACCAAGGCAGCAGGTCCGCCTGCGGGATATATTCAACCACCAAGATACATAAACGGGGTTGCTCAGTAAATTAAGCTGCATCAACAATTTTTTGAGTCTCTACTTCAATTGCTTCAGGTGCATCCATGAGCATTTGCATCAACTCTTTGCGAGTCATCATGAGCTTGGTAGCATTGTCACGTTTGTTGTTGTCAATGCGAGCTTTGATTTCCATTTCTTTTACTTTGAGAGATGTAGCAGCTCGTTTGTTGGCAGCAAGCACTTTGTTGAGTGACTCAATGGCAGATGAGGAAGCATTGATCAAATTTGACATTGCTTCTGCAGATTCTTCTGATGGAGTTGCAGTTAAAAAGTCTCTGTATTCATCCAACACCTGCAAGCTTTTGTTGATGAGTTCGCTTGATTTGTCAATGATGAACTGCTCCAGCTCTTCTGGTGCTGGAGGCTGGTGCTGTTGAACTTCTTGCTTAGGAGCATCAAATGTTTTGAGTTGGTTCAAAATATTATTGACTGCTTCTTGCGTATCATCTTGTTGCATTATTTTTATTTAGGAGAATAGTTGAGAAAACAAGTGCATACATTATCTTATGCATATGAACGAATCTAATTCTAATATTGTTGTATCATCCAATGAAGCTAATGATCTTTCAAAAATTCTTGATCATTATTATAGTTTACAATTCATTAAGACTCATGAAGATGCACAATTGCCTGTGAAAAATAATGCATCTGATACTGGTTATGATGTGTTTTGTGTAGAAGATAAGCTCATTCCTGCTCGTGGCTCAGCAGTTGTTGATGTTGGTCTAAAATTTGCATATATTCCCAAGCTCTATTGGATCAGAGTTGAAGGTCGTAGTGGCTTGGGCTTCAAGCATGGCATCTTGCCACATCCCGGTATAATTGACAATGGATACCGAGGTGATGCAGGCATCAAGCTATACAACCTAACCGACAAGGACTATCAAGTCAAGAAAGGTGATCGCATTGCACAGTTTGTGCTATATCACATCATTAGTGCAAACAAAGTTATATTTGCAGATCAAGCTGTTGAGTCTGATCGCGGTGAAAATGGTTTTGGTTCTTCAGGCAAGTAAAAAATAAATATGCTCAACTTACAAGGTCTTTGGATCGAAAAATACAGACCCAAAACATTGGATGAAATGTGTCTTGATGAGAACATCAAAAGTCTCATCAAGACTTACACCGGCAAGGGTGAGATTCCCAACTTGCTACTAGTTGGTCGTCCAGGCATTGGCAAAACTACTTTGGCGCGCGTCATCATCAATGATTTGCTCAAATGTCAGTTTTTGTACATCAATGCTTCTGATGAAAATGGCATTGACATTGTGCGAAGCAAAATCACCAACTTTGCACAAACAAAAAGCTTGGATGGTGGCATCAAAATCATTGTTTTGGATGAAATGGATGGCATGACTGAAAATGGTCAACGTGCTCTGCGCAACATCATGGAAGAGTATGCAAAATATACTCGATTCATCATTACTGCCAATCAATTGCATCGCATTATTCCTGCATTGCAGAGCCGTTGTCAAAGCATTCAAATAGAAAGTTCAATGCTTGATGTTGTAAAGCGTTGCACCCAAGTTCTCAAGCAGGAAAACATCACCATTGCAGAAGATGACAAGCAAGGTTTGTTGCAAGCCATCAAAAGCATGTATCCAGATGTGAGGCGCATCATTGGTCACTTGCAGCGCATGTGCGCAACAGGCAAATTCATTTATTCAGCCAATTGTATTGATGAAACAAGCAATGCATTGCTGCAAATGATTGCAAGCAAGCAAGATTGCAAACAAATTCGTCAATTTTTGATCAATAATGAAGAAGATTTTTGCAATGATTATGCTGCACTCATGAAAAGTTTGCTCAATGCATTGTATGAATCCTCTGTTGAGGAGAACAAAAAGCAAATGATGATTTGCATCATTGCAGAGCACATGTACAGATCAAGTTTTGTAATGGATCAAGAAATCAATGCATTTCATTGCTGCTTGAACCTTTTGAATGTTACTTGAGGTATTTCAAGTAAGCACCAACTGAACTTTTGGCAGAGCTTGCAGGAATTTTGACGTTTTCGTCATCAAGCTCTGCTTCTACATCTTTATCTTTGCCACCTTGATCCGCAGTGCGGGTCTGGCGGTGTGTCTCTGTATTGCCATCAATTTTTACCAATTCTGGCTTGAGAGTAATCATGTTTGGACGCTCAATTGCTTTGGGAAGCGGAGCATAATTTATACCATAATCCAAACGGGTAAGAACATCACTTGGAACTGTAACTACATTGTAAAAGCGGCCGCCACCATAATCCAAGCCAACATCAATGACGACAACACCATTTGTATTGAATTCATTGCCAGGTGCGCGAGAAGGATATTCATTTTTAATGGCTACAACGCGCAAGTTCATGTTTTTAGACAATTCCACAACTTCCGCAACAGCATCTTTGATTTGTGCAGTCAAATCTTTATAGCATGGCTTAGATTTATAATCATCAGCAAATTTGATGTAGTCTCCAACAAGGAAACCACCTCTCTGATAACGAGTGAGAGTATTTTCTAGCAAGCTAAGGTATTTACTTTTCATTGCAATTATTTATGCTGACAGGTGATTAAATACTGATGTGGGCAATGTAAACATCATATTTCCAAAAATAAACAAAGTAAATAATGCATTTACTTTTTCTGATCTGCACCTGGATTTATCATTGCAGCAATTAATAACTAATGAAGCAGCAAAAAATTCACAGCAACAAGACATTGAAGCAGATTATGATCTTGGAGCCATTCGCAACAGCATAGTTAATTTATTTTTAACAAGTCCTGGTGATAAAATTTTAAATCCTGAATTCGGCATGGATTTGCGTGATTATTTGTTCATGCCTACATCAGATTCTGTTGCTTCTTTGATCAAAAGCACCATTGAGCGCAACATCAACGTTTTTGAGCCCAGAGTAACCATCAATGACCTGCAAGTAATACCTGATTATGATAATCAGCAGTATACGATAAATATGACTGTTGGTGTGCCTTTTCTGCAAAATACAGCTCAGCTTAACCTCAGCATCAATTTAAACAGTCAAGGGTACGCAACGTTTACATAATTATGGCTGCACAAAATTTTACAGAGTTTAACTTACCAAAAGATGCATATGCTGCATTTGATGCTACAAGTCTCAAGAGTCTCATCATTCAAAGATTGAGAGCTTCCAATGTCTTTACTGATCAAGCATTTGAAGGCAGTAATCTATCAGCAATCATTGATATAATTGCATATTCATATCACGTTTCACTGTTTTATTTGAATAATCAAGCTGCTGAATCTTATTTCTCACAAGCAACATTGCTAGAAAATATGAACAAGCTTGTGAACCTCATTGGATACAATCCATTGGGATCTCAAACATCAATTGCATCATTTGATGCAACTGCAGGTGCTGGTCTGCCAACTGGCAATTACATCATTCCAAAATTTTCATTTGTTGCTGCTAATGGTGTATTTTTTTCTGTTGCAAATGACATATATTTTGAAAAAACTATTAGTGGTTCTGAAACTTTGCAGTCCATTGGTGAACAAAATTTGTTGTATCAAGGACAGTTTAGAGAATACCCTACACAAACTGCAGCAGGAGCACCTTTTGAAATTATAACACTTGCCATTGAAAGCATAGTGACAAATTCTAACTCTTTCATAGACTACAGCAACATTTTTGTGTATGTAAAAGATGCAACAACTCAGCTGTGGAGCGAGTGGAAGTTGGTTGATTCACTTTTTAATGAGCAATCAAATTCCAAATCATTTGAAAAGCGTTTGAATGATGCAGGCAGATACGAACTCAAGTTTGGTGATGACATCAATGGCAAAAAACTCAATGCCAATGATTTGGTTGCAGTTTACTATTTGCAGAGCAATGGTGCGCAGGGCGTTGTATCTGCTCAAGCCATCAACAATGCATCTTTGGTAAGATTCACTTCTCCGCGCTACAGAGAAATTTTTGCCAACATTTATGATGCAGCTGATCCAGTTATAACACAAGATCAACTCAATGCTGTGTTCTTGACCAACAACAACAAATCTACAGATCCAAAATCACTTGAAACTGTTGATGAAATTAGATCAAATGCACCACGCATTTTCTCAGCTCAAAATCGTGCTGTAACAACAACAGATTTTGATGCTTTTGCAAAACGCAACTTTGCAAATTTGATTCGTGATGTAAAAACAATCAGCAATGCTGAGTATATTAATACTTACATCAAATATTTCTATGACATAGGTTTGAAGCAGCCTAATGATGATACCAGAGTACTTTTGAATCAAGTAGCTTTTGCAGATGCATGTGATTTCAATAATGCTTACATGTTTGTAGTGCCTCGTAATTTTGTGGTGCAAAACAGTATACCGCAAACTCTTTCAACCAATCTCAAACAACTCATTGTGAACCAGATGCAACCATTGCAGATGCAAAACACCGAATTAGTTCCTAGTGATCCAGTTTATTTAGCCATTGATGTTGCAGTTGCTGCTCCAAGTGAGCAAGCAAATGTCAGCATGAGAGATACCAGCTTGTTGGTTGTGGAAAGATTAGTAAACAGCAAAATTCCTTCCAATCAAATCAAGACAAATGTTTACAATGCAATTTTAAATTTCTTTGATGTTGATCAAATGAAATTGGGAATGTCTTTGGATTTTTTTGCCCTCACAAAAGACATTCTTGCCATTGCAGGTGTTGGCAAAATTTCTACCAGACGCACTGATGTGGATATAGAAATTCCAGGCATCAGCTTTGTGTTGTGGAATCCATTGTATAGCACAGAAGATGTAACAATCACATCTCAAAACATTGCACTGCCTGCTTTTAAATATCCATTTTTAATTGAAGGTGACAAGCTGGCTAACAAAATAATTGTTGTATGAGTCAAGTCAAGTACAGTTATGCTTATTTTGATGTTGTAGATTTTACCAATCAATTTTCAACGTCAGGATATGCTTTGAGCATATGCCCCTTTACATTCAAGCCCAAATATGATGAGACGCTGTTTTCCAACAAAAGACTTTTTTGGGATTTTGGAGATGGTACAACATCCAAAGCTATAACTGCAACACATGCTTATAATCTGCCTGGAGAGTACACTGTTACATTGTATTTGTATGATGGCAATGGTGAAGCATATTACGACATTTTTTCACAAAAAATTTATGTTTCAAACTTTTTGCAGGATGGTTTGGTATTATCTGCAGCCAATCTAAACTTTGAAACGTCAAGCATCAACAACAAATTTGCAATTTATCGTTTTAATTCTTGGCAGTCATACAATGCATTGAGTGCAACAGGTTATTCTGTAGCATTAGCAGCTAGTGGCAACAATGCACCCTTTATTACTCAACAAGAATACAATAATGATAAGTATGCTCACCTAAAAAAATACAGTCAGTTTTATGAATATGGTTACAATGAGAACATCAAAGCATTTGACTACATTGCCAAAGATGTAATTCAAACAAGCAATCAAGAACTGTATGCAAAAATTAGCAACAACAGCATTGTGTTCTGTGATGCATCAGAAAACAATTCAGTGTTTGTTGGAACATCAGGTGAAGCAATTGCAGTATATAAAGATGATGCTCCAACTACCAACAACCCAACCCTAATTTTTGCACATTTTACAAACATTAGTTTTGCAGATTACAACAGCAAAGCAGCAACTGCAACTTTGCCAATTTTGCAAACAAATGCACAATCATTTTACTGCACTCTTACATCTCTACCACCTGCAGCATTGAGCATCACCAGCACCGGATTGAGTGCAATGCAAATAAATGCAACTCAGTTTGTAAACACACGCATTCCATTTGTTGTACAAATCATTGACTCAAGTGATGCAGCTTGCAAATACTGCTTGAATTTAAAGCGAGTGAACAGCAGTGGTGCATTATCAGCCAACACAATTCAAATTAATGTTGTAGATGCTACTACTAATGCATCACTGACTGCTGCATTTGATGATGATTTTGGATTTTTTGTTGACTATGATGCAGGCATTTACAAAGGATATTGTGCTTTTGATGCTACTTTGAGTGCAGTTAAAATTACAGCAACAGCACAAGTAAGTTCTATTTTTGGCGTTCAGACTCTGACTGGTGAATCAGCAACATTTGAAATTGTAAATAGCAATTATAATTTAGCAAAAATTAATGAAAATTTTGATCAGGCTGCTACTTACAAGAGCTATAGATTTCAGGAAACTTTGCTTGACAAAGATGCGTTCTTTGATGGATTTTTGGGCACTATAGTTGGTGATGCATCTGCATCTCCCAATGTATTAGGCAAACGAGTGCATGAAAAAGCTGCTAACTTTGTTGCCAATACTCAAGACATAGATGCATGCAACATACCTGCATTGTATTCATTGAAACAATTGCTTGATGTTAACATCAAGCAATTTGACACATATAATTTTTCTGTTCCTGCAAATCTCTCACGCTTGATGGATGCTTTGAGCATCAAACAAAGCAAGCTTTGGGGGCATGCAAATGAATTTGCTGATAATTTTGATAAAAAGGGATTGGATTACAGCACAACTTGGGGCATAAACTTGGG